AAGCCGCCCTTGCCAGACGCCATCACCTTCGACTTCGGTGAAGCGGTGGCCTTCCCATTGCTGGTCAGTCCCTTCATTGCAGTACCTTTCAGATGTGCCGGCCACCGATGGCTGGCGGTTACCCCGGGGGTAGCCGGGGATTACGGAACCCCGATCACGACAGCCGACGTGCCTGTGGCCCAGACGCGCCTGACGCCCACGTCGAAGCGTCCGACCGGCACTGCGGGGTACGTGCGGGTCACACCCGCAATCGTGTCGACCTTGAGCGTGCCGGCAGTGCCGACGATCAGGAAGCGGTACGGCCCTTGATCGGTGGTGTCGTTGCCGACGACGGGGACGCCGTCATCGCCGGGGTTGGGAGCGTTGAGGTATCCATTGGGCATTACTGCACCCCGCCTGATATGCGCGGCACCGGCGACGCGCCGGGCGCTGACTGCTTGGCCTGTAGGTTGACGCGCGGCCCCATGTCGCCGGTCGCGGCAGGCCCCTGCTGGCCCCCTTGAGCCTGCTTGGCGGCGTCCTGCATGTCGGGAGCGCCGGGAGCACCCGGAGCGCCCTGCTGGCCCTGCTGGGCCTGCTGGAGCATCTGCTGGAGCTGCTCGTCCGGCGGCACGATGTCCTCGCCGTCCATGCCGATGGTCTCGGACACGGCGCGTAGCACGGCGGCCCGGCCCTTCGGACCCATGATCTGGAAGTCCATCGGGTTGGCCGTGATCTGGAGGAACTCAAGCTGCCGGGACCGCTGGGTCTCCTTCTGGACAGCCACGTTCACGCCCTTGACGGCGATGTCCTCCTGCCCAGTCAGCAGCCCACTGGTGTCGGTCAGCATGATGATGTCGACGAGCTGCTGGAGCGCCGGGGCCATCACGTCGCGGTCGATGTTGGCCGCCACGGTCTGGAGGATCTTGGAGGCGTTCTGCATGAGCATGGCGAGGCCCGAGGCCGTGCGCCCAGCGCCGCCGGTCGCGCCGCTGCCCGTGATGTATTTCGGGATCGCCGACAGGTCGTCGGCCATGTTCATGAACTGCTGGTAGACGGTCAGCAGTTCCTGAGCGTTGGACTGCGGCTGGAAGAAGCCCACGGGCGGCTGCGAGCTGGCCGCGTTCATGGGGTCCGACTTCATGTGCCAGCGCTTCCACGGGTACAGCTCGTCGCTGTTCTCGTCGTCGGCGACGCGGTCCTCGTTCACCCACACCTGCGGGCCGGACGCGATGCTCATGTTGTTCACGAGCGAGCGCAGCGTGGCGTTCGCCACGTCCTGAATGTCCGAGATGATGTCCGGCAGGCCGTTGCCCACCGGGGTGCCCGGAACCTTCTCGAAGGACGTGATGAAGTAGGGGTGGCGCTTGCGCGGGCTCGGCGCGAACTGGATCTTGATCAGGTGCCGGCCGATCTTCCATGCCTGCACGAAGTAGTCGCGCAGCTCGTCGGGGATCGCCTCCTTCGGCATCCCGGCCTCGATCAGCATGCGGCCCTGCACGTTGCCGTGGAACTCCAAGCAGGTGATGAGCCCGCTCTGGTTCATCTGCGGGTTCTCGCGGTTCTCCTGAATGGCCCGCTCGCTGTCGGTGGTGTCCCACTCGTCGACGAGCCCGCCGCGCCCATACTCATCGAGCACTTGGCGGATGGCCTCGTGGTTGTAGCCCGGCAGGTCGAGGAGATCGTTGAGGTCGGCCCGGGTCACGCGCGTGCGCTCGATGACCTGCGCGTCCTCGATGTCGGACACGCCCGGCGTCCACCACAGGTCGAACGCGCTGATGCGCTGCCACGTCATGCGCGGCTTCTGCTGCACGACCGGCGCACCGTCGACCCACTGGACGGACGGCAGGACGCGGACGACCGGCCCCTTGATGCAGGCGAACGGGAACAGCGGAAGATCAGTCAGGAACTCGGCGAGCGCCTTGTAGAAACCCCCGTCCTGAAGGATCTCCTCGATCTTGTCTTCGCTGATCGCAGCCTGCTTGGCGGCCTTCTTCTTCGCAGCCTGCCGGGCCGCCTCGATGAGCTGCTGCACCCGGTCGCGCGTCTGGCCAAGGTCGGGCATCTGCCCGGCGGCCTGCATCGAGGAGACCTCGACGTTTACGAGCTGGGTAATCGACTGGATGATGGCCGGCGGAATGTCGGGGTCGGCCGGCGGGTCGAGCCCCCACGGCTTCTGGGGGCTGAGATAGACATCCCGCAGCAGCGATGACGCCCCCCGGCACTTCATCGCCACGATGCGGGCATAGACCTCGGAGCCGCCGAACCGCTTGATCTCGGCGAGCTTCTCCGGGTCGTACTCCCCATTGAACGCCCGCAGTGCAGCCAGCAGCCTGTTGTTCCAGCCGGCGGTGCTCGTGCGGTGGCGCTTCATCAGTTCGAACTGGCCGCTGATGTAGGCCGACAAGCCATGCATCTGGGGCTGCGTCTGGCGCGCGGCATCCTCTGCCTGCACTCGCTCAGCATCGTCTCGCTGCATCGCTGCTTCAAGCGCGGCAGGCGGGACGACACGCAGCAACCCGCGTCCGATCTGATCCATCAAGTGCCTCGCGAGGGCTCGACCTCAAATGTTCATCTACAGTATGAATGGCACCTCTGACAATAGCGCAAGTCATAGGACCCACGATGGACGAGCTAATGCCGGTGTCAGTTTTCGAGGACGACAAGCTTCTCTTGAAGCTGTCTCGCGAAATCGCAGCAGACATCAATGATCTCGAAACTATACTGAAGCATCACTCAATTGACGCGTATCGCTGGGAATTGCTGCGAAAGAACGCTCGTTTCCAGCAGCTCCTCTCGAACGCCATCGAGGAATGGCACGCAGCGGCGAACACCCACGAGCGGGTGAAACTCAAGGCGGCGTCGATGATCGAGGAGGTGCTGCCCGATCTCTACAAGCGCCTGATCGACAAGGGCGAGCACCTCGGCCAGCAGGTCGAGGGCCTGAAGTGGCTGCGCGATCTGGCGGGGCTCGGCCCCCGTGCCGGCGGCGGAGGGACGCAGGGCGAGCGCTTCACAGTGACGATCAACCTCGGTGCCGACCATCGGGTGAAGATCGAGAAGGACATCACGCCGCCAGTCATCGAAGGCGAGCTGGCATGACGACGCTTGTCATTGTCGCCGTGAACAAAGACAGCCGCCATCTCATCTGCGAAGACGACACAACCTTACTGATCACAAACCTGATCGACTACTTCGGCGACGACACGGACAACTTCGATCTAGCGTTCGCCTATGTCTGCCAACTTCCCAACAACTCGTGGTTGACGCTCACGCGCGAGCACATCTTCGCGCGCATCCAGAAGGTGCACTGATGGACATCGTCTATGACGCCCCACCGACCGTGGCGCGGTTCATGAAGTCGGAGGCGTTCTTCCGCCTCATCGCCGGCCCTGTCGGCTCCTCGAAGACCACCGGCTGCATCATGGAGCTGTTCAGGCGCGCATGTGCTCAGGCACCAGCGAGTGACGGCTACCGCTACACCCGCTTCGTCGTGGTGCGCCAGACCCTCAAGCAGCTCATGGATACGGTCGTCAAGGACGTGCTCCAGTGGCTTGGCCCGGTCGCCGAGCTGAAGGTGCAGGACAAGACGATCTACCTGAACTTCTCGGACGTGCGCTCGGAGTGGATCTTCATCCCCCTCGAAGACCCCGAGGACCAGCGCCGGCTCTTGTCGATGCAGCTCACAGGGGCGTGGATGTCGGAGGCCATCGAAATGGACGTGGGCCTCATCCCCGCCATCTCGGGCCGTATCCCCCGCTACCCCTCGGGTAGCCGTGGCGTGGCGAGCTGGGGCGGCATCATCGCCGACACGAACATGCCCCCCGAGGGGTCGGAGTGGTGGAAGCTCATGTACGAGCCCAGCCCCGACCAGCAGATCTTCATACAGCCCTCCGGTCTCAGCGCCGAGGCCGAGAACCTTGAGTGGCTGAACCAGACGGCCCACACCATCACGCTGCCGCCAGAACACCCGGAACGCCGCGCGCAGGGCCGCCTCTACTACGAGCGACTGGCTAGGAATAATAACCCAGACTGGGTCAGGCGCTACGTGCACGCCCAGTTCGGCGACGACCCGTCAGGCTCGGCCGTGTTCAGGGAGAGCTACAAGCCCTCGTGGCACGGCGTCAGCGGGCTGGAGCCGGTCGCTGGCATGCCTCTCATCGTCGGGCAGGACTTCGGCCGCGACCCCTGCGCGGTGATCTGCCAGCTCGACCACAGGGGCCGCCTGCTGGCCTTGCAGGAGGTCGTGGCCGAGGACATCGGTCTGGAGCTGCACGTGCAGAACGGGCTGCGGCCAGCGCTGGGGGACATGCGCTTCTTCGGGCGGCCCATCGCCATCGTGGGGGACCCGTCCGGTGCGGCCAAGAGCACCATCTACGAGGAGACGACCTTCGACGTGCTCAAGCGGTATGGCTTCATGGCCTTCCCAGCCCCTACCAACGACATCGACCCGCGTCTGCGGGCCGTGGAGGCGTTCATGCTCCAGAGCCGCGACGCAGGCCCTGCGCTGCTCGTGGACAAGGACCGCTGCCCCACGCTGCACCGGGCGCTGGCGGGCGGCTACCGCTACGGGAAGACGAAGGCGGGGCAGAGGAAGCCCCTGCCCGAGAAGAACGAGTTCAGCCACATCGCCGACGCCTTCCAGTACGCCTGTCTGGCGGCGCACGGCGGCATGGCCGACCTGATCTTCGCTAAGCTCCATCGTCGTCCGCGTCGCCACGGGGCGGGCGAGGGTCGACGGTCGGCTGCGGGCTGGACGTGATCTCGATCAGCGTCAGCGCCAGCGCGTCACGGGTGCTCATGACATGCTCGTCAAGCCGGTGATGGCGAGCACCACGAGGACCGCAGCTATGGCACCGGCGATGAAGCTGGGAAAGTCGAGCGTGAAGGTCGCGGTCATGCTGCGGCCTTGGGTTTGGAGGGCACGTTGCGCTGGCTGTCGATCCAAGCCTCGATGTCCTCGCGCTTGTAGCGGATCTTGCGACCGATCCTGAGGAAGACGGGGCCGTGCCCGTTGCGACGCCATCTGCGAAGGGTGGCCTCGGTGGTCTCCAGCATGGCCGCAGCGGCGGCCGGCAGGAGCATGGTCGTGTTTGTTGTATCCGACATTTTCTGGCTTCCAAATACCACAGGCGCAGCAAGTGATAACGCCTGTTGTTTTTGAGGCAAACACCACACTTTTGTTTTGTAATGTGGTGGTTAACACACATGTATTGGGCTGAAGCATAGCGGCGATTTGTGACCGTTCAAGGGCGATCTGCGGATATTTGTGAGATATTCGCGTTTATATTTGAAGTATTTGCAAAGTATTGGGCAGTCGTGACTAAGTGGTTTGATAGGTTTTTAGGGCCGGTATATTTTTGAACTACCTAAAGACCCACCGGCCCCCCTACCCCCTTGGCCAGATACCCCCCGGGTAGGCCCTACGACCCCCCTCCCTAGACTGTGGGAGGCAACTCCCCGGGCTCTTTGAATACCACATCGTGAATAGCGTGCCCTGCGTGAAGGGCGGGTCCTCCGGGCGGACTGACTTATCGAAAGCCCGGCGAGCAACCCTCGTCCCCCCGTATGCACGCGGTCACTGCGGTGGGAACCCGACAAAGCGGGGCGAGTAGGTTGACGTGCGAGCGAGGTGAACGCTCTACCTGGTAGGTAATGCCGAAGGGGGATAGAGCGCCGTGCAGGAACCTCGCAAGGGCAAGCAACGGTCACGACAATTGGGCCGTCGGAACTGAAACCTATTTCGTTCGCGGTGTCAGAGACCGCGACGTGCGAGCAATCTGCGCACGCTAATCGCTGTGATTGGCGCATCCGGGCGCGACTTGGGCCTCGAAATGGCCCCCCGGTGATATTGCCCGGTTACCTCATAGGTAACCGGGCGTTTGGCACTTTGCCCTAACCCACGGAGTTTATCATGTCTTCGTCTTTCATGGGTCCTGTCTATTCCGGTTGCCGGTCATGGGATCAGCAGGTGAAGCGCGAAAAGCGCATCTCGGCCCCCTTGCACCATGCTAAGCCGTTTGTGGCGACCAACGCCATGACGAAGGCATGGGTGGTCGAGACGCCGCGTCTCATCAAGCGCGCCGATTACCTGCGGGGTAAACGGTAATTCGAAGTATTTGCGGATTATTCGATATTCGAAGTATTTGCGGATTATTCGATATTCGAAGTATTCGCGGATTATGTGCGGCGGGGTGGCGTAGGTTAGCGCCACCTGATAACCGAAGTGAAATAAGTCACGCATGTTTGGGCACTCCGAATAACCAACGCCAGAACGTGAGCGTTTTCAATTACTTACTATCTAATTCTTAATTCTTAATCCATAATGAAATATTCGCCCTTTCATAGCGACCCCCTACCGCCGGAACGTGGCGCGATAAAACCCATACCACCACGTCGTCCAAAAAATCCAAATCAAATAATTCCGACCTCCGAATTACGATAACCGCTAACCCATTGAAACATAACAATTATTATTCGAAGTCCCGCGAATTATGAGTTCGAATATCAAACCCTAAAACATAAAATTAAGCTGGATCATATTCTGAATATGCGCAGCTTATCAGCACTCCACATTAAAACGCATAGTCTCGGCATGTTTTACACAAGCCCCCTCAAGGTGGCGTCTAGTAAAACAT